ACTCCATCATCTGCTTTCTTTTCACAAGAAGCAATTCCACAAACAAAGTCTCCATCTGTATCTGCTGCTGCGGCTGTTTGAGGAGAAGATGAGTATTTCATGATCGTTCCTTTAGGTATAGCTGTTCCATCTGCGACAGTATATTCCACTGGATCCCCTGCATTTCCTAAGAGTGTAACCTTTGTAACTTCATTAGCCATATTTTAAAGAGAAATAGTATATATTTAAATGTTTGGATTGTGGCATTACTAAAGGAGCGGAAAGTCGGGCTCGTAGAGATTAGACTTTCACGGATTTTTTCTTTGGGAGTTTGGCCAATTCTGCCTTAAATGCTCCTAAAACTATTCTATGAATTTCTAAACCTTGTTCATGAGCTATGAGTGCTGCTTCGGATCCTACGATCTCTTTCTCCAAAACGTCTCTAGATATAGCCATCTTCTTTTAAGGGGTTAGCCTCTCCTCTGTTTAATCTCTCTGCGTATTCAACATCTGTTTCAACTTTCTTTGGTACTGGTGCCGACATTGTAGAACGTCCGCCTAGTGCCCTTTCTGCCATGAGTTTCTCAGTTCGATCGTTCTCTGCTTTCATGTCGGCCTGGGCTTTTTCCATTAAGATCCTTTCTTCCTTTGCTTCCTCAACTAAAGACTTTTCCTTAGGTTCTTCCTTAACAGGTTCGACTGGTTTCTCAACTGGTTTTTCTACAGGTGTTTCAACAGGTTTATCTTCTACCATGCTACCATCCCGTAAATTAATCTAGAAAATAACCATCCTATCGTATAGATCACTGCGATTAATCCTCCGACATCAGAGAAATTCTTTAATGTTCTTAGTGTTTCTTTATTCATAGATATATGAGTGTGTTCTTATTTATAAATGTTTCTATAATGCAAAAATGAATGGTGTTATTTTCTTTGTTTTAGAATTTGGGTGTAGAGGAGATAATTTATATTTACGTGCATATTCTCCGAAGAAATACGCCATTGAAAAAATTACTATTGGTTTAATTACAACCCAACTCAACTCACCGACGGCATAAACAGAAACAAAATACATCCCCGAAAGTATGAAAGCGTTCCTCAATACTTGACATAAGAATTTTAAATCGTTATTCATTTCCCGCTCCCCGCTGTAGTATCATTTGGTTGGCTTGCTGTGGGTTTTCCGTCTTTCTTCTGATCGTCTGTTATGTCTGTAGCAATAGAGGCTGGAAATTCAAAGTTTACCTCTAGTCCTAGTTGTAGTTTGATCTGTTCCTCCAGGAATAACTGGTGCTCTTGGACTGATTGCTCAAAGGCGAAAATCAACATCTTTGCACTTGCTTCCACTGTTTGCTTTGCGCTTCCTAAAACAACATCCGGGACGTTTGTTGCCTGATAGAAATACTGGTTTAGTGCGTCTATCCAAGGTAGAGGGTCTAGGGTTGAATATTGAGGGACTGATACTCTCTCCGCTTCCACTGCTCCCATTGGGACATAAATGTTTTCTGAGTTGGTTACTGTCTTGTCTGCCTTTGCTTTAAACGCTGCTATCTCTGCTGGTTTGTCTGTGTTCAATCTCCAAATCCAAAGAGGCTTTACATATCTATGAAAGACTGTCTTCATGTCATCCATTGCTTCATTTCTCATTAAGATGATTGTTTCTAGTCTTCTGATTATTGACGTTCCATGCACTTGGTCGCCTATTCTATCCCATGCTAGATGAAAGATTTCATCCGGTTGGTAAATTATTGGGTCCTTTTCTCCTTGACTATATTCGTATCTTTTCAGCATTCCTTGGTCATCAACTACAATCGCTACTTTTCCAGCGTTAAGTGGTTTAAGGTTAATTAGTTTCCCCGACTTGTCTTTAATGATTTCAGCGTATGAGTCCCCACTTGCCATATAGATTTTAATTGCATTTTTTACGATTTCATTAAAACTATCCTTTCCCCAACCTTTGATTTTTCCTAGAGTGTCTTTTACATCTGCACTTGCCTTGTAGCCTTTTCCTACAGTCCATTTCGCCATAGCCTTAATTGTGGATCCCAACTCTGCGATAGTTTCTAAGTAACCCATCTCTTGAGCGAAGTTTGTATTTGTATAGGAGTATTCTTTCATCCCGTTTGGGCTGTCTAGTTCGATCGTATCTACAGAATAGTCAGTAATGTTATTAGTTAGATCCCCTACTGCTGCGTTTGTTATTCCCATTACCATTTTAAGCTGTTCTCAACTTTGCATAAGTCCATATCAAAGCTGTATCTCCATTTAGTAAATCATTATTTATTTCTGACTCTTGTCTTTCTGTGTTCCATACTTTTAATTCATCAATTAATCCTGTCATATATATGTCGTGTGCTTCATCATATCCTGCATAAACTGTGTAAGTGTTGTCTATTGACAAATCGTTTGTTATCGACGCTGTCGTTTCCACTAAATCTCCGTTGATATAGGTTCTTGTTATCCCTGTTGCGTTTCTCGTTACTGCGTAATGTGCCCATTGATTAAAAGGCGTTAAAGATATATCTAAACTTAGAAATTGACTTGCTCCTGCTGTTTTTATTTCAAAATAAAGTCCACCTGCATTTGATAAACCGAAAAGAAAATAATTGTTTACGTCTTTATGTGCACTATAAAAAGAATAATAAGCTGTTCCAACCTCATCACAGTATGCCCAACATTCAAAACAAAAGGCTCCGCTAATTGCAAAATGTGCTTCTCCTGCTATTGACGCTTTTTCAACTGCATTAAAATCATAAGCATTATCATATTTCCCTGCTGCCCAATTTGCCCCATTGGTTACTGTAAAGTCTTTACTATTTCCCGATGAGTCCGACGCTGTCGTCCCTGTTGACTCATTGAATTTTAGAAATAGTTTTGAGGGTGTGTCTGCGCTTCCTTTCGTTCTTACATATAATCTATTCTCTGCTGTGTTTACTATTAAAGTCCCCTCAGGCCATTCCTCAGTAGGTGCTCCTGAAGTGTCTTTGATCTCCGAGTCTTTAACTCTCACTATATCCTCTCTTATTACTCCTCCTCCCCTTTTTCCAATTATGTTTGGTATTCCATTAATTGCCATTTAAACTCCTAGAAAGTCCTGGACATCTGCTTTATTTAATAATTCTAATATTTTGTTCATTTCGAATAAGTGGATATTTATTTGATCCTCACTTTCAACTCTACTTCCAAAACCTGTGTTTGCCTCTCCTCTCATATTATATCTAATTGCCTCAACTGCGATCGCTCGTGCGACGTATTCAGAGAACATTAATTTGTAAATTGCGTTCAAACTTCCCCAATTAGTTACAGCGTCGTATTTTAGAACATTACATAAAAAAGCCTCAGTGTAAACTCCCTTTAAATCCTGCATTGTTACAGTATACCCGGTATCAACTCCCTCTCCCATAAACCCTGCTACGTCTGCTGTATCTGCTAGCATTGTTGTATTTGTGTATGCTGCCATGATTTCCTCAATAGATGTAGATATTTAAACTTTTGTCTTTTAGGCATTGTGCGCCTCTTTTCAGACTTTCCCATATATGTGAGTAATTTCCATAGATTACCAGCTTTCCCTCTGAATAATCACACTGCATAGATCTTAGGGAGTGTCTTATCCTAGGATCATCTAGTAGTTGAACTTTCCCCATTTCCATAAGACTTTTTAGGAATACCGACATATCTACTCCTAGGAGTGTTTTTGACTTGATTTTGGTTTTTCCATTGTTATATGTTCTTTCTATCTCCCTCGAGGCGTTGTTTAGTCCAACGACTTTTTGTCTTGTTTCGGGTGTGTCATAGATAATGTCGTAAACCCCAACTCCTAAACCTCCATCATCCATATATATCTTTTTGTGGTTTATGTGTGTATCTTTCTTTATGATTAATCTCGCGGTATCTGTGATAGAACAAGGGTCGGGAATTGTTAAATCGAATTGTGTTAAGGTGTCTTTATTTATTCGGTTAAACGAAGACATTACTGTTTCATCTCCTCCCATCCTTGCTATGTCAATACCTTGAAAGTGGTCGGCTGTCATTATTTGTCCTACTTCTATTCCAGTGCATATTTCATCTATAAGTGCGTCTGAGATAAATCTATCTATACCTCCAACGAATAAACCGAGATGTTCCTGTTGAAATTGTAGCTTAGTCATCCTCTCCTGTTCATCTTTCCTAAAATTAATCATATTTGATCTTTGTGGTTCGGGACGACTTTCTATGACTTTATCGGGGTCTACATGAATACTCGTAAATCCATCATTTTCGAACATTCTATAGAAATAGTTGTCTTTTCCTAGGGGTGTAGACAATAAAATAATATCTCCGCCAGTTGTAGCCAACATAGGAGTTACTGCTGCCCAAACATCTTCCTTTATGAACGCCGCCTCATCTGCGTATAATCTGTCGATTGTATACCCTCTGATCCCATATCCA